GCTCACACATAGGATCGCATTGCTACCCAGTTCGCCATGATGTCGCTCGGTCCACCTCATCGCATAAGCTTACCCGATAACTGAGTTGGTCTCACTATTAGACTAATGTCTAACGTATTTATTTAACTTATCTATACTATATGGGTTGACATGAGACGTAGTAAGACCTAGTATAGTAATACATTCATGGAACACAAAAGGAAAATGACATGATTAACTTTGCGAAAGCGTGTGTGCCTAACGGCTATAGAAAAGAACTACTTGAAAAACTGGCCCTGATTCAGAACATGCCGAAGAATCAAAACGTAGACATTATGACCATTGCTTACCTGATGGACGACAAGCAGCTTGAGAATTATGCCAGAGTCGTTGAGGGGATAAAGGAGTGAATGACATGAAAAAATTTATCAAAGGTTCAAAAGTTCGTATCCGCAAGGGTGCGGTCTTGGTCAAGTGGAATGCAAGCCAGAAATACGATATGAAATTCTGCTTATTAGATACTGAGACCGTCCATCGTGTTGAAACCACCACATGGGGGCGAAGCGCAATTCGCGTTTTTGGCAAGGGCACTCGCCCTCTTTACTTCCGCGCACATCAACTGGAGGCGGCGTAAGCCGTCCATAGAGGAATAGACATGAAAAATAAAGAAAACTTTAACTGCATGGTTTGCGAGTTTCGCATCAAGAATGGTCGCAAATGGGGTGAGTGGAAAATGGAATGCGAGTACCAATCGGTTGAGGTAACAGAAATAATTGTCAATGGTGACCAATACGGAAAACCATCTGGCGATTGCGCTTTCGATTTAGGATACCTTAAGGCCGTCAACTGGCTATATCAAAGCAGGCTTACTTGGTCACCAAAGCAAGCGGAGTTTCGAATCAGAGAAAGGCACTCCCCTTTGTTTGATGAACGGACAGAATACGTATACAAAATGGTTAGCCAAGAAGCAGAACAGGTGAGCGCGTAAGCGCTCACTTTCATGGAACACAAAGGAAAACGACATGTTAAACATTGAAAAATTCAAGCACGAATCGTGCTATCCAAAAGAAAACGCGCAGATAAATTTAAAGAATAGAAACTATTACGTAACCGAAGACACGCTAAGATGTCACAAGGCTCGAATCCTTTCATCATATCATTATGCTGATGGCTTACTATTCGGTCTTGTCGAATCGTTTGCAGATTATCGCGGCAACCGCAAGTTTCGCGGAGTTGTCTTTAACTTGGTGGGGCATTGTCTCTACCAGCTGGGCGCAGATGAGGCCGTCAACAACTCAGACAAAGCGCAAAAACTAATGATGGAGTTCATTAATTCATTCGATGCTCACACCGACGCTATCGAGGCGCTGAACAGTCAAAAACAATGGATGACGCGAGACTTTGACCGCGTACTATCTAATCTCACTAAAGAAAAGGCCGCATAAGCGGCCTAAGGGGTTATCAAATGAACGATATTATTTATTCAAACAAATTATTTGAAGCCGTATATGAGCAAATTGGAGCAGACTCACCGGAAGAGTTTGTGCAGATTTGTGAAGACATCTGCCTAGGCGGAGCGTCTGCAGGTTTTAGCGGTTTCAACCACTACCAAGAAACGCGAGACTTTGCCCACGCAAACCAGAAGATCATCGAGGAGTCGCTTATCGAGGCAGCTGAAGAGATGGGCATATCCCCAAGCGAACTAATCAAAACATGTAACTGGATCAAGGATCGTGTCTTGGATTTTTCCTCCCGCCGATTTGAATCTATATTCTGGCGCATCCTCTACTCTCAACCATTTGGCGACGACGACGAGGATTATTTCAATTTAGAGACGATGGTACTTAACCAGATTTCTTGGTGGGCGCTTGAGCATGTGGCGTTTCGCATCACATGCGAAGCAGAGTATGAAGCATCGAACAACTAAAGAAAAGGCCGTTGCTTAGACGGCCTAAGAGGTACTCAAATGAACAGCACAAAACTAACACGCAAGGCCAAACTGTATCAAGTAACACAAGGTAAAGGCTGGGCCTATGTCGTCGGCACGTCTAAACGTGAAGCGATAGAGACAGCAAACCTAAGAACGATGGGACTGCCAAAAGCAAAAATTCTGTGCGATCTGACAGTGTCAAACGGTCCACAGTGGGAGGAATCCTACGATCTGGATCTTTGTTTGCACGTCCAACACCCACAATTCCTGCCTGAAAACTGGAAAGCACACATTCAAATAGGCAATGATCTGTTCAGCTATTTCTTAAACAAGGTAGGTGAGTATGCATAACACAGAGAAAACCGCACCACGAAGCTCTTACGAGCTTCTGGAGGCATCCTTTACCCAGTACAAGGAAGAGCGTTGTCTAGATAACGCATCTGTTGAGCAGGTAGCAATGACAAGACCTGAGATTATCATCATAAACATGTACCAAAGGTTGCTAGAGGAGTTACGAAAATGAGTCAGGAAAAACAGATACTCGGCTATCTACAAAGCCAGGGTTCAATTTCGCCATTAGAAGCATTAGAAGAGTTTGGTTGCTTTCGGTTGGCTGCGAGGATTGCAGACCTAAGAGCTAAAAAACACAACATCAAGACTTATGTGAGTAAGCGCAACGGCAAACAGTTCGCAGTGTATCGTTTGGAATAGTTTACCCTAACTAAGCTAAACCTTAGTTTAAACTAGGGTTTAGCTTAGTTATAAAGCTTTTTATATAGATAGCTTTTTAAGTTTAACTACTAAGCCAAACTACTAAGTTTAACTAAGGTTTAACTTAGCTACGCAAAGCGAAGCTTAGTTATCCACAGGAGAATGTGTCAACTATGTTTTTTAGAAAAGATCCAATACAGTTAATAGACGAGATGAAGATTTACATGCAATACTTTGATTTATCTGTAATGTTTATTTCAAGTGTTCCAAACGGCTACCGAGCGTTAGAACCACACGAGGAACACTTCGGAAAGGTTATTGGAGTTCTCGAACGAGACAACACCAAAGATCAAAACTAATGTCGGCAAGCCCGCGAACGTCCTCTAGCTCAAAGCAATCTGAACCAACTCCTTGCCACTTAATAAATACTTGTATCGGTTTTCTGTCCTGTCTGAGCACCAGTACAGGTTGTTCACCTTGTTCACTTTGTTGGCAAGCCTGCAGCCAGAATCGCTTGATATCAGCTGGCTTGGCTACCGCATAGCGTTTACATTCAATAGCCCAACCAGGAACGCCGAGCACATCAAAACCACCTTCAGCAGTCTGCATTAGGTTACGCTTGGCCTCGACTCCCAAGTTTTCCCTGATCAGGCTGCAAACCTCAAGCTCGAATTTTCGGCCTTTATCTCTACTGTTCACCATTTTCCTACTACCCCCAGGTACACGGACATTTGTTTGCATTTCCGTTTGCGGAAGTTACAAACGGAAAACTTTGTCAACAGTTTACCGGCTGTAAGCAGTTCTTCCGGTTTTGTTTTTCTTGTATTATATCTTAAATACCTATAAGATACTATGAGACTCACAATAAGGGAGCAACAAAAGCAATGCAGTTCTTAAAACTCGACGAGGTGATAACAATGACCACCTTGTCACGGGGGTCAATCTATCGGTTGATGGCAAAAAACAAATTTCCCAAGCAGCACGAGATCGCAGACCGAAGATCGGTGTGGCTCAAGAGCGATATAGAAGCCTGGATGGAGGAGAAGGTAAGCGATAAAAATGAAAAGATCTAAATTGACAGCTGAATTTGTAAGAAAAGATTTGAAGCCAGGCAAATACATGGACGGAGGTGGATTATTTTTGCAAGTCAGGAAAGACGGATCAAAGTACTGGGTACACCGATTCCAGATGGATAAGCGTAGAACTGATATGGGTTTAGGTAGGTACCCAACAATCACTATCAGTCAAGCCAGAGAGAAGCGTGATGCCAATGAAAGACGCATCGCGAACGGTATCAACCCTGTCAGTGTTAAAGCGTCTGCTACTGCGTCTATGATGAAATATTATTATCATTTTATTGGTAGTGATCACACACCAGAAGACCCAAAAATAAGCATTGCGATCTTACATCTTTGCGACAGTTATGAACACTGGTGCTGGGCTAAGGGATTGCCAGTATTTCCGATTGATGAGCAAGACATTAGATCATTCAGCAAAAAAGAAGCTGGCATTTTGAATTTCTATAGGCTTTTGCGGGCTTCTCTTCTTGAAGATTTCCAAATCAAAGCAAAAGAAAAAGGAGTGAATATAGATGATGGAAAATAAAATCAAAATTCTTAAGTGTAAAGACGTATTACAAATAACAAGTTTATCAACATCAACCATGTATCGCATGATTCAGGAAAATCGTTTCCCAGCACCGATAAAACTTTCAACACATGCTGCTGGCTGGATTGAAAGTGAGGTCTATGAATGGATCAGAAGCCAGATGGACAAAAGAGGTCAGACAAATGATCACACCTGATTGGGCTGCCCGGCATCACTACTATCATCACAAGAATAGTAAGAGTGCCGAACCAGCAAAAGAGTTGTTTGACAAGTGTCACGTCAGGCCATTGGTTAAAAAAGCTTGGGATATCGTCAGAACATCTGTTGACGATTTTGAAGTAAAGACCGCGTGGCAAACCATTAATCGGCTTGACCGTAAGCATAATGAGAGCGGAAACAGCAAGATGTGGGCTGGCACTGTGGTGCAGTGGGCGTGTGATGAAATCCTTATAAATCAAAAAGATCCGGTAGAAATCTACGATCTTGCTTCAGAAAAATTTCACGGTCATACAATACGCACTTGGGATGGCGGCAAAGACGCCAGAGATTGGGAAATTTGCGCCGAAGTTCTTACAGACACCATCCGGTCCAGCGTTGAGGGATTAAGAGAAGTGATGTCGGGGCAGCAGATCGTTGGAGAAAGCGAACTGAAAGGCTGTTTGTTCGATAACGAGCTACCGCACATTAACCTTCCTGATTACGTGGGCGTGGGTGATCTGAAAACCAGATGGCCGGCACAAAATTCAGACCCTCGCTCCAAATCTGGAAAGAAAAAAGCGACGCTTCCAAAGACTCTTGACGGAATGTTTACTATCGGCAACGTTTTCCAAGTGGCGGGTGGCTGGTTTATTAACGGTAGAAAACCTGTCTGGCTCTTGTACGCGAGCGGGGATGGTTATGCAATATTCAATCAGGATAACTGTGAGCAGTTACAACCTGAGTTTTTAGAGCAGTGTTGTCGCGAAATGTACGTGCATCACCGAGCAATTGAAAGCAACCTCAAGGCTCATGACAGCAAAGAGTCCTTGTTGCTGTCACAGCCACCTAACTTTAGTCACATCTCTTGGTCTGAACCGCCTGGAGTTATTGAAGAAGCAAAAAAAATATGGGGAATATCATGAACGAAGCACAAAGCTCTGCAAACAGATCAGAGACAATTGGAAAATTAGCTGCTGCTTTAAGTAAGTTCCAAGCAGAAGTGGAGAATCCAACAAAAGATAGCCAGGGTCATAACTATAAATATGCTGATCTGGCTAATATTTTGAACGCAGTTAAACAGCCACTGACAAACAACAAGTTATCTGTATGTCAGATGCTTGGATCAAGCGCACAAGGCATTTCAGTCACCACGATATTAATGCACGAGTCGGGAGAATACATCGAGTCAATGTTGTCCTTGCCTCAAGAAGCAAACAGTCGTATGTCAGCACCTCAACAAGCTGGAACTACTATTACATACGCCAGGAGATACGCCTTGGCTGCTTGTCTTGGTATCGCACAGCAAGATGATGATGCGCCTAAGCCAAGCGTATCGGATTCGGATGAAGAGAAAACGGAGCCCGTAAATCAGTCACCTCAACCGAAAAACACGGAGCAACTCACTCGGCTTGCAAAGGACGCCTGCGCTGAAATTCATGCGATGACTAAGGTTGGGCAGATACATATTTGGACCGCCAATAATGAGAAAAAGCTTGAGACACTCAAGGCTTCGAATGAAGCTTTGCTGCTGATGGTTACAAATGCTTTGGATGACAAAAACAAGGAGCTGACCGAGCAAGAGATGCCTATCGCCAAAACACATGGCAAAGAGCCTGATCCGCTACCACCAGTTCCACCATTAAACGATGAAGAGATACCATTCTAGGAGAAAATCATGGCATACCCACATTTCAGTAACAGCAAGATGCAACCGCTCAGAGAACAAGAGGTTGGCGTTAGCAAGGGTAGGGATTATCAGGTTAGTGCCTGGTTTGAAGTCAAGGCCCCTTACGATGAACAAACAGGGCGATACGAACCTATGCAAGTTTCGCAGTTGGAGGCGATCGAGGAAGCGCTAGACACGCTTCGCAGCGTAGGTGCAAACTTGAAAGTAACAATAAAAGAGAAGGGTCAGGGAGAGGCCAGGCAGTGGCCTGTTGCTTTAAACACAAAAGTGTTTATCAACGATAAAGAAAAGACCTCTGCGCCAAGACCGCTCGGTACAGAGAACGCTTGGGATCGTTTCAAGAGATAGCTACTTGCCTACCGACTTTTGAGCCTTGCGGTGAGCAGCCATAAAGCTGCTCCCGCCTTCCATCTCTTTCCTCATCATAACCATGTGCTTCGCGCTGTGATGAACAGAATGCTTTTTCAGAGTTTTCTTCTGCCGATCTGTGAGTTTTGCCATTAGTACTTCATTCCAGACGGCGGCTTCGCACCACCCATCTTCTTCCTGTTCTTCTCTCTAGCTTTTTTCATCGCTGACATTGCAGCGCCCTTTGGCTTCATTCCTGAACCGTACTTACCTGGCATATTTCACCTCACGCTTTTGCTTTGTTTCGCTTTGATATTGCCCTAGCTTTAGCTCTGGCATCTGCTTTACTGCTCGCACCCCAAGCTCGGAGTGAAAGAAGTAACCTGGTTGGCTTCCCATCTTTCTTCTCTGGGCCTCGCGCTGCGCCCATCCGCGCAAGAAAGCTTGCCCTGCGTGGTGAGTCTCCTGAAGAAACTGGCCTTCGGAGGTTAGACCCTGGGTTCTCTTTCTCATAAGACTTGCGCCCCTTCTCGTTGAGACCACCCTTGGGGTTCTTGCCTTCTTTACGCTGCCACGCTGGAGTTTTAGCCACGCCTTACGGCTCCCGTCCTAGAAGCTTTCTCAGATTCTTTTGGCCCAGCAATCTTTTGCAACGTACCGTAAACATACTTGTCTCGCTCTTTACCTTTCAGCCCCTTCTTTCTCGCCTGAGCCATCAGGCTGCGCTCTAGCTTTTCTGGCATCTAAACCTCCAACTCATCGTTGATCATCGCCTCAGAGAGCCGTGTGGCCCTCGTACCTACGTCTGACGCCCATTTACTGTTGAGCATCTCGTCAGCACAGTCTTCAAAATTCCCAGCCTTAGCGTGACCTAAAGTTTTTTGAAACTTGAGGAACCGACTAATCCCAAGATTGAAGCACATATCTACAAAAATTCTTTGGCGAACCTCAGATAGATCACGCCACCAAGGGATATTATCATCGAGCTCCCGACTCACTCTCAGGATGTCGTTGTCCAGCAGATACCTGGCTTCGTCTTCGGTAATGCCTAGCTCTTCGATGTTCCGACCCACGGCTAGGGTTAAATATCCAGCTGAACACCGATATGGCTTTAACTCCAGCCCCTCATGTAGAATTAACTGATCTTTCAGTTTCTCCACATCCATGTCTTCAAACCTCGTCACTTGTTGAGTAGATCTTTATCTGCTTTTCGCGCACCACCTTTCCCGGTCACGAATGATCGTAATCGACCCATAGCCCACTGGTGTGCTGAAACTTTAGGCCGAGACCCTGCTGAGTAGTACGCCCCGAGCCCACGCTTATAAACTTTCTCCATGGTGGACCGCGAGAATCGTGAGCTCATTCCTTTGTAAGTAGCCATTACCCTCGACTCCTTTGTCTTGAGATGCGGTCCATCTCTTCCTTGGTAAGCGTACCCTTGCGGTACTTCTCCGCTGTTCGCTTGATCTCTGCTCTTCTGGCTTCTGGGTTAGCAGCACCAGCAGTATACTTCACAGGAACACCATCTTTCTTTTTTACTTCACGGAACTTCCGCATCAGAGATCTAGCCATTACTTCTTTCTCATGCTCATCAGCTTATCTGCCGATTTTATACCGAAACTGGCACTAACAACCAAGAATAATAGATACTGATACCAGTCTGGAAGATTATCCAGTGCTGCGAAACCCTGGTTGACTCTCTCGATAACAGCGGGATCGTTGACTATCACGCTATACGCAACGCCCAGTAGCGGTAAAGAGATCAGAATAGCAAACCACTCATCCTTCCATGACTTTGCGGTGGCATCAGCCATCTTATTTTCCCAATCCGCATCATTCTGAATCGCGTTGATTTTACGCTGTTGGATCGCCTTCTTCTCTTCAGCCTTCCCTTTTAGAAACTCTTTACCTAAATCAATCGCTGGGCCTAGTAACATCTGGATCATTTCTCACCTCTAGCCTGGTAGGCACTGGCCCCAAAGAAACTAGCAACCAGAGCAGACACCGCTATGAAATAAGTCCCTGCAATATCAGCAATCAAGTCAGCAGCTTTCTCAAGCCCAAACAGATCACATATAAAAATACCGCTTGGATATAAGAGCAGTCCAAAAAGCGCAAACCAGGCCATCTTCCTGATGCTATCTCTCTGTGCGTCAGCATCCTCCATCTTGCGTCTACGGTCTTCAAGCTCAATAACCGCTAGCTCGTGAGGGTCAATGATTCCGTTATTATTAGTGTCATATTTCTCAAGATCGCTCATAGCACACTTCCTTCAATCTGATCTGTAGGCACACACGCTGTCGCAAAGTTGATTCTCGGGCTGTCAATCTTCTGTATGTGCGCCTCTCCAGCATACAAACACTGAATATGAGAGGAGTGAATTTCTAGAATTTTAAAGTAGAACGTCATATCAGCTACAAATATTCCTATCAACACCCAATTCACTACCTTCCCTTCATCGAAATAATTGCTAGTAGAAGCCAAATGCCCAAACCGACAGTAAGACAGCCGATAAAGACAGCCAGAAGAACAAGCAATCCATCCTTGATGGCTTTTTTCTTAGCAAGTTTTTTAGCCAGTTCACGCTTTCGAGCCTTCTCCCGCATCTCCTTTCTATTTCTAAGGAAGGTCTGGTAGTCCGTCCAGAGGTTTGCCCTCCCGCCATACACCATTAAAGTCTTGATTTCATTAGACTTTTGCTTCAGTTCTTCTAAAGCCCAAAACGCCTCCGAATCGCCTTTCTCTGCGTTTTTCTCCAAATCCTCCATCGCATCACTGAGCTTGGTGAGATCACGACCCAAACAACTACCAACGCTCTTTATATCGTGGATGTTCGTGCAGAGTTCTTTAATCGAACCCATCGCCTCATTAGCGACTTTTATCGCACTGACAGCGAGGCCGATCTCTGCGAACATTTAAGTCACCTTGAGCAATACGCTCAACAAGAGCGCGATGATACCTGCTGACGCAGAGATCATGACTGTCTCAATCCTTTTTATCCTAAGAATTGTTTCTCTCCAGCGCTCGGCACAAACAGCTTCGTGCGTACCTAGGTTAGTTTCCATCTTATCGAGACGGATATGTGCCGATGCCGTTGTGCGGTTATTCATTACTGAATATCTTTGCCGCCGATTCGGACGCTCACAGTGCCAGAGGTGAACTCACCAGTCTTGACCCCTACCCGGTAGTAGATGTTTTCCGCTTCATATCCCACTCTCTCAACAGGGACAGTGAAGGTTTCAACATCCTCAAAGTTGCTTGGGCTGGATGTGTCGTAGCTCTTTTGGACCGTCACTGTGGCGCTGAATGTACCTGACACTGAGATCGAGAAGTCTCCTGCCAGGACCATAACCGCATCAGTGAATGAGTTTGCTCCTGTAATATCTTTAGTTGCTAGTGCAGCCATGTTTGTCTCCTATGCAAAAACTCGCTGTGGTGTCTTGGGATTGACACCGTATTTTTCATCAAGTGCCTCAAAAAAACTACGCTGGGCATCACCGACCAAGCGCACGTTGATGTGATACCCAGTGACCGCTTTCATCTCTGGCGACTCGATACCGTCATCTGACTTGATCATCTTACCTGTCGGCTTGTACATCTTGCCAATCCTATCAATCGCGTAGTCGTGTGACGCCTCAGCTAACACAGTCTTTCCATCATCATCTGTGGTAGTCAGAGATGCTAGCTGAGTCATCATCGCCTTCTCACTGGTAAACTTCATGCAGAAATCTATCTTCGGTGCTGGTGCTTCACTCATCGCGTGATCTCCTGTAGCTGTGTGTCCGACAATCTTCTGGGAAAGTATTGAAACTTTTTCATGTGACCGTTTAAAGAAAGATTTGTCCCAGTAAACCTTCCGAGCGTCAAAATAGTATTGGCTGGTATCGTGCAGGACGTATCTGTTGAGGCAGCTAAATCTGTTATTGCAAAAGCAGCATTATTTTCCTGATACGCGGCAGCCATTTTTTTGAACGAATTCAAAAACCCTGTGCCTCTTACTATATTTGCTTGCTGCACATTTCCAGTTTCAATCTCAAACTTCAATGCTTCTGAGCTTGAGAAAAACAACAAAAACCTATCTGTGCTTTGGGCGCCAGAAGAACTAGCAAGAAAAACTATTTTCGAACTCCCCTCCCCATCGAATGTAGAGGCTTCAGCAAGGAATGTTCCCTCGTCTTGGTTATACCCAAACGCGCTTGTCGCAATTGTTGCTATATCAGCAGCCCTGGTTGCGGCAGCACCTGACGTTGGGATGTAGGATGTGGGGAAAGAGCCTTGTTCTAACTGTGCACCGTAAATTATTGCTGCATCTCCAGAGGAGGCGTCAAAAGAAGAATCTGTTCTTGCTAAATAAATTAAACATCTTCCCGTTTGGCTAGAAAATCCATCAACGGACATACTTAGCCTATAGAATCCGCTGCCCATGTCAGTTATTGATGCATTACTAAGATTTTTCCCTGTCCCTACAGCAGTGCTTGACCCTAAAGTCCCGTCATCAATCTTGAACCATTGGCGTTGCCCATTTGCAGACGAATCTATAATCTGCAATACGATGAAAGAAACATTATTGTGTTTTCCAAAAATAGAGAGTGTTGCTGTACCAGTTATGGCTGTTGATGGTGTATCCTCAAGCCTATTTGTGCTAGATGTTTCTAACACAAATCCACTCTGACCTCCATCTGGGGTCGTAACAGTTGATGCTGTAACTGTAGCAGATCCGAATTTAGTCCAATCAGAATCACTAAAATCTTCTGAGTACGTGAACAGATTCGTCCTAGACTCCTCGATCAGAAGACCTTTCCTGTCGTTTGTCACCGGGTCAAAGTCAATGCGTGGGATGTTTGTCGTAGCCGATTGGATAAGGCCGTTTGAGCCTACAAATGTAGCAGTGGAAGCCCTTGTAAACGTGATCAGATCTGCAAAGTTGTCATGGTTTCTGCTCATCGTGTCAACTCCGTGTCTACAAAACTTGTCTCGCTTGAGTCAAACACCAGGCTAAGGGATGGCTCCAGTGATGGCTGTGTGAGTGCTATCAGGGTTGCATCATCCAGCCGCCTAGCAAAATACTGAAGAGTCCTAATGTGACCGTTTAAGGAGCTTGCACCTGAAGAACTAGCTGTTGATCCAATCGCAATATCTGCAATCGTGTCTGGCATATCGACAGTGGTGTCCGACACAGATGTGTCTCCATCGAGAACAAAAAATGTATCATTGCTTTTTACACCTAAAGCAACTTTGACAAAAGCTGTTGCTGTTTGAGG